CTTAGAAGGGGAATTAGTTAAGACACCATAAGGAGTACGATATAACCATCCTCTCTCAGTCCATCTACTAATCTTGTTAGGGATGTCCTTGAGGTTCGCTATTACTCCTGTAGGTGTCTCTACATCAATCATATGATCTATAATGTGAGGGTTTAAAGGATTACTTGCAGAGAACTTAATATTCCCTTGGATTACCGATCCATCAGGTAATAGTTTGTATCCTCTGGCATTATCCGCTTCATTCTGGAGGGATCTAGTTACAAAGTCCTTTAGTTCACTATCAGTAAGTTTGGTAGCTCTACCTGATTTTCTAGCTACATTATTAAAGACATCAGTAATCTTAGACACCAAAGGATCTTTCTTACCAATATTCTTCTCCACCCAGTGACCTAGGGTTTCCTCCCAGCCTCCTCCAGGTACAGCCCTCATTGCCTCATTCCAAGATTTATCAGGGTTAGCCATGCGATCTCTCACAGTACTCTCAATATCCTTGAAGGAATCCCCTGCGGTTTCCCTGAGGTTTGCATGAACACCTACTTCGTGAGCTAATATATTATCTATATTGTCCCCAGGTTGTAGGGCATCCTTAATAACTACTGTAAGGTTTTCCTCAGGAACATGGAAGGCTTTAGTGGTCTTCATATTTATTCCATAGTTAGAAGCATGGGGAGCTATATCTGCTCTACTTACAGTTATTACTTTTCCATCTGCGGATAATTTAGATAATATAGAAGATCCTTGTTGAGCTACAAAGGCAGGATCATGGACACCCTGGAATACTGAACGGAGTTTGCGCAACTCGCTAGGTGGTCTCATATCCATACCCATAGAGATAGAATGAGATTCCGCATTATCTAAAGCACCTATTACCGCCTTTGTAGAGCTGAATCTAGGGACTCGATTGACCAAAGATCCTAAGGCACTTAGACCAGCACCTGCCGCAAAGCCTATAAGAGCCGCTGAGGTGTAATCCTGTTGGAATCCTGCATACTTCTCAGCACCGTAACGACTCGCTACAGTTAATGCAGACTGTTGAGCCCCTATCTCAGCAAGCCTGAGGATCTTTGAGGTAGATAGCATAGCAGCTGTCTTAGTTCCAATATTTCCTAGTAACTTAAGACCAAGAGCTTCCTGACCTACTACAGGTAGAAGGAGCAAAGGATCTCCTGCAATTCCTCCAGCCATCATCCCAGAAAACCCTGCTACATTGGTCATCCAGTTTCCTTTATACTGCTCTATCCTTTGGAGTCTTCGAGTATCCTCTTGTTTCATCTCAACCATCTTTTGGAGTTGCTCAGGATTCCCTGCGTTCAATAAGACCCACCTCTGGGCTACAGGATCATCTGGAAGAGCCTTAGTGACTCTCTCAAAATCCTCTTGAGTAGGCTTGTAGTTGATATCTGGGGTAGTACCTATTCCTGCCCACAGTTCTCTCCCTAGACCTACTAAGGCATTGTCATAGAATCCTTGTCCCCATTTATCTTTCATATAAGAACCAAATGTCAAAGGCTCAGGTTCTTCTGTAGGGACTCCTCCAGGTTGTTGTCCATAGGCATTCCCTGAGGTTGTCACCCCAGCAAGATCCCAAGACCCTTGACCCATGGCTCCACGAATCCCTGAGGCGTAGTTAGAGACCTTCTCATCATCTGTCTCACCAGTGCCTCCGTAGTATCCCCCACGATATAAAGCACTAGCGAACTCCTCAGGAGTCCTGGCAGATAATGCCTCAGGGTAATAATTCGTGAGGTATCTGGAGTAATATGAAGCGTAATCCTGAGGACTATCGAATACTTGATAATCGTCCCCTTCTGGACTTGTGGCATCCCCAGTAAACCATGAAGGTTGATCTTTAAATTTCTTCATTCCCCCATAATTATTAGCATGGGTAGATCCCCAATTGGAGAAGCCTCCACTTTCATGAGACCATTGTCCATGGATTATATCTGCGGGAATGCCTGTTTCATTCGCCACCTGTTGGGCTAATTCTCTAGTATCCAAATAGTCCTCCTCCTTATTCTTTTAATTATGAACCTACTACTCCAGTAGAATCTAGAGTAGCCTCTCCTGGCATATTGTAATCTACACGATCATTAAGAATCTGATTAAAGTCTGCATTGTTTGTTGATTCTCTAGGGGCTTGTTCTAATAGTCTATTACCATAATAAGCAATATCATTTGCATTATAGGCTTTGTATTGACCTCCACCACTAAATACTACTGACTGTGATTCAGGCATATATTGAACAGAGACAAAAGCTGAGTCTACTCCTGATGTAGTTATGAACATTCCCTTAAAATCATCTAAAGTGGTTTTACCCACAGCTAATCTCTGAGCACTATTGATACCCCCAAAGATCCCCTCAGGAACTAAGGTATGCTCATAGACTTTGTAGGTCTTTACAGCATTAGCCTTAGCCGCATTCACGGCATCTATAGGGGACTTATTAGCGTAAGACATCATCTGAGATTGTTTCTCTATAACAGCCATAGCTCCGTCATTAGTCCCTAAAGCCATATCAGCACTCACAGGGTTGCCTTGAAGATCTGTAAAGCCTGACATATTAGAGTAAGATAGGCTATCCCTAATAGCTAGATTCTGAGTGTGGACAAATTCCTTATTCTTCATATTCTCCTTGCCTAAGGCATACATAGCGAGACCTTGAGCGTAATCCCCATTAGTCCCCTCAGATAACTGCTGAATGACCCCTGCTTTGTTACTGGCATCTTCCCCAAAGATCGTGCGGAATTGCTCAGGATTAACCCTAGCCATTGCAAGAGTCTGGAGAAGTTGTGGAGAGGCATCTGCCCATCCTGCTTCATTGGTCTTTACACCTGCTACAGAGGCATTATCTAAAGCTGAGATGAAGGCATTCTTAACTGTGCTCCTATAAGCCTCAAAAGGTGGATATTGTAATAGCTTCATTACTTGAGCTGACTTCTGCTCATCCGTGAGGTCTCCTCTAGATTGAATCCTCTGCAATTGCTTATCTACATTAGCACTCAATAGATCATCAGACCAGGATACTTTCTTCTTTATGGGGTTACCTTTGTCATCCACATCATCTACCTCTAGCTCTGGAAGGGCTCCTTTGGACGAAGCTACAATTCTGCCAGCTCCATCATGCAAATTATCATGCATCCAAGCCTCAATTTGAGTATCTAGAGCTGAATTAGCCATCACCATTACAGAAGCAGAGGCTCTCGCTTTGGCTTCCATTACTGCCTTCTTATGGTCTGCGGTTTCCCTGAACTTAATCATATTGTCCCTATAAGGCACCATTACGTTATACCATTCAGGATTCGTCTGTTGAAGATTCGCATAGTAAGCATTTTGATCTGCTACGGATAACCCCTGGAGATCCTTAATGGACTTCTGTACGTTCTCCCCATAGATCTGAGATGTTCGCTGTTCGGCTACTTGTTTATAAGAGGTAGTGTCTGCTACATCTCCTATCTTGATCTCTTTACCTTCTCTGTCTGTACCAAGTACAACTTCCTTAGAGATCTTTTCAATTCTCCCAAAGTCTCCTGTAGTTGTAGCTAACTGTTTCATAGCCTCTTGAGCAAACTGCACCCTCTCAGGAATAGGCATCCAGGAAATCCTAGCATCTGCAAAGATACTATTAAGACCCTTACTAAATTCCTCATCACCTGTCTGGTCACTCTGCTGAACTAATTGACCTATGGAAGCCTGAATAGTTCCCTTTTGGATTGCCCTGAGTTCTATTGCTTGCTCACTTCTCTGCTGACTCGCTACAGTTAATTGATTAGGAATACTTTTCTCATTGAATCCTTTATTAAATGCATCTACATTCGTTGTAGTAGCTAAGGTAGAGGATCTCTTTTTATCCATAAAGGAATTGTAACGAGCCAGCTCATCAGAGGCAGTCTTAACTGGAGGCTGTTGCGCTCTCCATTCGGAATACTCATCATAACCTTGAGAAGCCATATAAGATCCTCGCATTTTCTCTATGGTAACTATTGCATAAGGATTGTCTTGGAGTTCCTTATCAGGTGTGTAGTTTCCTAACATTTCAATAGCAGACAACTTATGAAGATCCTGGTCAGTCTGTCCTGCTACTATCTTCTCCGCGGCATCTATTCCTAGCTTCTCATTCCGCTTCTCTTGGTCTTGATAGGACTTCTCTAGAGTACCTCCGAGTATCCCTAAGGAACTGGCAAGATTAGAGATGGAGGGAGTCGCTGAGGCAACTTGAGGAGATTGTAGCCTCTTCTGGTAGACCCCTCTTTGTGTCTGAGTCTGTTGATTATTTATAGCTAAGGCATTGCTTACAAAATCAGCCATTACGGCGTGCCACTTCCTTTCCACCAATAATTATTCCAATCAAAAGGAACACCCTTGGTCTCTGCATCTGTCTGAGCATTCTTGCCCTGATTTACTGCCCCTGTCACAGTAGAACCTATCCCAACCACTAACCCTGCAACACTAGGTCTTTTTATCTGGCTAAGATAGCTCTGCGTAGACCTGAACGTGGATTCTTTATTAAGATCTATTTCATTAGATTTTCTTTGATAGCTATCCTTGATGTCAGATACAGCTATAGCTTCCTTAGACTTCGCATTTCTCATTAATAAAGTAGCTGTTCTCCCTTGACCCATCTGTTCACCTATAGCAGTATTGACTGTTCCTTGGTTCGCATTAGCACTCATCCTAGTCTTTGCTATTTCATCCACAGCCGAATCAAAAGAGTCCTGTCGCTCTATTTCATAGTTCTGAAAGCTCAGGTTCATCTGGGTGACTGCCTGTTTACTCTGAGCATTAGCGGTATCAACTTGACTGTTATAGTCCATTATCTGTCCAGCAATCCCCAGACCTGAACTCGCAATTGCTCCCACTTATCTTCCACTCCTTTCCACATAGTTTCCCTCCCATCCATATCCTATAAGAGACAAAGGCGAAGGAGCCTTACTTTCAATACTTATTGTCACCTCTCTACTATCTCCTTGTATAGGTACAGAAAATGTCCCACTGGAAACAGGGAGAGATCCTAAAATGTTCTCAGAAGCTCCTAACTGCCTAGCGGTCATCTCAGAGGTATACGTTTCTTTTCCTTTATGTTTAACAATCACCTTGAAGTACCCAGAGGAATCATAATTGACCCAGAAACTTCTTACCTGGAGTCTCCCTGTAGTTTCTGCCTTTATGCCTCCCTTACCATCATCCTTCTTGATCATCAGCTCCGAAATATCAGCCTTGAATGTGCATAGCTCCCCAATGGTTACTAACTGACCCTCAAGGTTCCCTGAGAGAGTCACACTAGAGCTAGACCCCTCAAACTCCTTGAATACTCCATTGTTCCGAAGGATTCCATAGGTGGAGATGGGAGGAAGTGAAGAGCCATAGACTAATCCTAGATTGATAGTTGTAATAGCTGTGACAGGATTATAAGAACCTGCGGGAACTAGATACTGGGTCTTTCTGTCCATGTAGCTTCTATAAGGCTCATCAGGATAATCTAATGTATTCTGGGTGAATACGATCTTCTCTAAGAAAATAACTCCATTACGCTTCATGACTAGATATAATGTAGACCCTATGAAGCCACCCCCTAGAACTTCCCCAGAGTCAAACTCCCAGTAGCTCCAAGAAGCCTGGACACGTTGTTCTGCTTCCCAAAGGTACTTATAGATGTAGATTCTATTGGGTTCCCCAGAGGATAATAATAATAAGAGGTTCTCGGAGGTACTCCCTATGATCTTATGGATTGTATTAGGTAGATAGGAAGGAACATGACTAGATATATCATGAGCATCCTTTGTGCTTGTGACATCCTCTACAATATAGTATTCCATCAGTGAACTGAACTCAGCTCTTGCATTAGCAAAGTAAACCCTTCTTCCTGCGGATACTGGACGACAATTAGGTAAACAGTCAAATTTTGTAGTCCTGCTGATTCTGAAATTCTTAGGACTGAATATAGAGTCTGACTGACCTATAAACTGTGCGCGGCTACTGAATAGTAATAACTCTTCATTAAATGTAACTGCGTGTCTAAGGATTGCGACTGATTCATCTGGCACAGCAACATCTATTGTGTCTGAATCTATTACATCAGTAGCGGAAGTCATCCAGAACTTAAAGAACTCTCCAGATTTACTCAGGATTGTGTTTTCTCCTGCCAACAACCCCAAGCGATTCCTTATGAAGAAGATGTCATTAATCCCCTTACCTACGAAAGAAGCCACAGGATTGCTATCATCGTCCCCCACTTCTCTATCATCCCACTCTGTAGCCTCAAAGGAGAATGTACCATCTGATTGCCTTATCAGTACATGAGGCATAGTGGCAGAGTTAAAACCCTTAAGGATTCCTGGGCGAGAGACCTCAATCCATAGACCTTTTTCCTTGTCGAAGGCTACATAGTAATCATCAGTAGTACTCGTAGATTCCCCTTTCACCAGTACTGTAAAACCATCAGGAGCGGTTGAGGGAAGATTAGTAAACTTTTGAGTAGCCTTGAGGAAGCTATACATAGCTAAATTATTGAAACCATCCTTTGTGGAAGCTGTGGTAATAGTTCCTGAGGTCTTCTTGACATATATCCATCCCTCTCCTTGAGATACTAAGGTGTACCCTGTCATCAAGGAATTACCTAACTGAGTAGCTATGAAGTTAGTATCAATATACAATGAGTCAGTAGCATCTGATCCATCGACAGTAGTGTAATGTGCAACCTCTACATCATCAATGAAACATGCATAGGTTCGTCCATACTGCCCGCTCTTCACATTAAATAATACCCCTTGAGTTGCCCACACATCTTCAATAACTTCTGGAGACATCTCCACTGTTTTAGAGGTATTAATTATGAAAGTATAATCAGCAATAGTGACAACCTTTAGATTCTCTCTGGGATTCGTAGAGGATAGATAGTTCTTAGAAGACCCTACATATGCTACAGTTTTTTGATTCCCCTCTGTATCCCATATGAACACCTCTGTACCATCAAAAAGCATAGTGTATTTTTCGACTTCATCTCTCTCAATGATATGAATTAGAGGGTCTATAGTTTCAGTGTAAGAAGCGAGCAGAGTTGCTACATGTAGGGTAGGAGGTCTTTTCCTGAGTCCTTGAGCACCACTGGACATCCCATTCTGTTGCTCTTGGAGTTGCTCAGGATACCTGAGGATCTGTGGCTGTTGACTTACTCCTGCTATCATGTTCTTCACTGTCTGTTTCGTTAACGCCATTCCTTAACCACCTACTATCTTTGTGACATCAGGATTGTTAAGAATATTATAGCCGTTCATTTCCATTTCATAATTTTGAAGCTCCATCCAAGCCTCATCAAGTTTTGTTTTCAAACCTCTAGATAAATCAGGGTCTCCTAGATATTTCATTTGAAACTGGAAGGAAGCCTTGGCGATAATGTAATCTTTCATAGCCTCAGGCATCTCCTCCATATCCACCAGGATGATAGCGGAGACAGTCTGGTCTGTTGTAAAGGTATAGGTCTGTTTGGTAAAGTTGTAAACATAGTTTCCTTTATGTGTCAGAATATCTCCATTTTGACTCTTTAATCTCAGATAAGTTGAAGACCAGTTTATTCGCTTGGTAGTTATATCAGTGTTTAAGGTGTAAGAGTCAGTAGAATTGAAAGACCATCCTTTAGATTGTTCCTGCCTGTTTACTTCTTCTAACTCTTTGATTGCATTTATGACATTCACATTTCCTGGGTTCTCTATAGAATTTACAGGGGAATCTCCGATTGACCCTAGGACTCTATTAACCGCTGAAATAGTTGTCTCTGTAGAAATCATTTTATGTACCTCCTTTATAGGTTCTTCAATAAGAAAAAAAAGGGAAACTCACAGCTAATTCTGCAAGTTTCCCTTTTTTGTGTATTATAATTCTTTTGGAAATCCTAAGGAAACCTTTAGGATAAAGTAAGAGTAGTCATCATTACAGACTCAGGACGTAGACCCTTATGACCAATAGCATACTTAGCAACAACCATATCAGCCTGATACTCTGTTCTACGAGCGTGTTCCATGCCTAAGTCCATCAGCTTCAAAGTACCTACAGAGGATCTATGGCAGGCAATCATCTTGCAAGTAGCTGTATAGGCGGCAGGAAATACATGTCCAGAACCTTGTAGGATGTTAGTAGTTGAAGCACCGCCTCTAGTCAAACCAGGACATCCAACCATGTCAAACCCAGCAACTCTCATTACCTTACCTTCTGTGATTGATCCGTTACCATTGTAATCATTGTCTATAACAATCTTAGCATTAACTAAAGCGGCAATGACATCAGGAGAGCAGTAACAAGTACGATCCGTTTCAGGAACAAAATTGACATCAAGATTGTATTTCATTTCCAAAAGGGCATCAAGATACAATTGACCTAATGTTGCAGATACTAAAGAAGTACCAGTAGAGCCTGTCTTAACTGTGATAATAGGAGCACCTAATCCAGTTAAGTTCTCTGTGTTCGCTACTACTAACTTAGCTAACTCAGCTAAGACAGCACCATCAGCAGAGAATGCCAAAGCTTCCCCTAGTTGTGTGGAGTATTCCCCTGAGACTTCGAAATGGTTCATAGCATCATCAATATCCGTGATCATAGCGGAGGCAGTCAATAGACCATCAATCTGGATAACTACTTCTGTTCCATCAATATTAGTCCGAATATCATCTAAGGAATCTCCTGGAGCTAGATAAGCGGCTGTTGCTCTGCCTAGTACAGGGAATGCGGCAGACTTGCCTGAGGAGATTGTCCGTAACATATGTCTGTTTTCTGTTTTGGAAGCTCTTGAGAATGCCGTAATAACTTCCCCACCGAATACCTTTAGAAACTGAGCGATTCTATCACCAGTCCCGCCAATTTGTCCAGGAGCCGCTACTGTAATTGCCATATTATAAATTACCACCTTATAAAATAAATGTAGACATGTTTAATGGGTCTGTGCCTCAAAGACCTCAAGGGCATAATAAAAGAGCCTCCAGGAAGGAGACCCTTGAAGATTACTATTTAGAAATTAGATACTATGGTCTTTGCACGTACCGCTTCGGTATAAGCTCTATCTCTGTTATAACGCTTATCAGTCATAGCGGCTACCATTTCGGAGCGTGTTTTAAATGCCTCTGGAGCTGTACTGGCGGGCTTAGTCCCTAATATGGAAGGATTCTGAGTCCCTCTAGCTGTGACTAGTTGAGCCTTAACACCGTTGAGGATCATCCCAATAGTTGCCATGTTCCCAGTCTCTAAGGTTTGATTATAGGCATCAATATAGGATTGACCTAAGGTTTTAATGTGTCCAGTTAACTGAGCATAGTTCTCTTTACCCCCTACTAATTGATACACTTCACTTTCTAAGCGTTCAGCAGTAGCCGTAAGACCAGCAATATAGCTATCAACTATTTGAGGAGCATAACCAGCCTTTGACAGGATCTCTCTAGATTCAGGGCTTATTTTCCCTGTGTCTAAAAACTCTGTTTCGAGTGCCTTGAAGTCTACACCTTTAGAGGTCAAGTCTGCCTCAAGTGTCTTTCCTGCTTCAATTTGATTTTGCACCTGTTGTTCGACAGTTTGAGGAGTCTCTTCCTTAGGGGTATCCTCAGGCTTAACCTCAGGGGTTCCTTCTGGATTAACTGGGTCTACTGGAGGAGTTCCCTCTAGGACAATCTCATTCCCTACTTTAGACTCAAACTTATTAGTGTTCGAAGTCTGAATAGATATTGTACGACCCGCTAAGGGATCTACAGGCGGAGAGCTAACAATTGTACCTGCTCCATACATTTCCTGAGCGGATGTCTTTTCTGTTTCATCTGCCATTACTTATTGACCTCCTATTTATTGTTGTTCTTTTATTCCTGCTTGCATAGCACCATTAACTACATGAGGAGCTACTTGT